AGCTCCACCAGCAGTTACATCAATATGTTCTAACGCTCCATCTACTGCTGCTTGCTGAACAGTCCATTGTGCTGTACCATCATCAGATGTCAAATATTTTACAGGAATCCAATCTGTTGTAACATATTTCAAAACATCTGCCTGTTGTACTTCATACATAAATTTCCAACGATAATTATCTGGTGTATCAATAATCCCGGCACTTTGACTCGTAGGTTTTTCTGTAGATGCAGCTCCACCATAATTACTAATACACTTATAGACATTATATTGGTCTGTCATTACAAAAAATGTTTGGTCAATCTGGTCATCTTGAAGATGATTGTATTCTGTATAAACAGTTCCTGATGTCCAATCAGTTCGTTTAATAACATGAGATACATCAGACCCATTAATTAATTTTGCAGCTATGCTATCATCGTGATGAATGAAAGGTGCTACTGTCGTATCTATTGGTGTTGGAATTAATGTATCAGAAGGACTGCCTTCCATATATTGACCCAAATCAGCACCAGACCAACTATCAGCCTTACCAATTATTAGATACATATTATTAGTTGAAAACGAACTAATAAAATTATCTGCGTTATAAGTTCTAAATGCGTTAGTTATAATTGCTGGCATAATCTCAATCCTTTTTTATTTATTTATAATGCTATTCTATGTTTTGAATTTAATATTGGTTTTAGTCCCACATGAAACCACGGCCACAGCGGTGGAAAAATTACCATGCGACCTCTTCTTGATTATTTATAATATTTATACCTTACTTATGTGACTATTCATCGTAAATCTTGTTTTTTCGTTCGCTGTTGTAATATATCTTGCGATTATTTCATCTTTGAAATGATCTATTGTATACCCACCACCCAGATGTTCGCCTGTATTAATATTAATTGATTTACTATAACCACCCTGTTTATTAAATTTCTGTCGGTCTAGTTGTCTGCGCAAAGGACCCAATTGCAAAGCACCCTCTACTCCAACTGAACTTTGACCCCAATCTTCCCATAGAGAAATATTACCATCTGTAATTAAACCCCATTCTTCATTGTCAGGTGGGGATGTATGAGATTGATGAACAAACAACCAATCATCTGCTTCTGTTATACTTAATATAAAAATAGGTAAATCTATTTCAACAATATGCCAATCTGAATGTCCAGGTCCCATTTGAGAACCAAGAGCTTGTCCATTATGTGGCCACGGATCTCCATCTGGCCATTCTGGATTTGTCTGCTGTAATTGTAGATTGAGTCGTATTGGTGGCTCAATATCTCCGTCATGCCAAATAATTTTCCATGGCCATTTGTGTTGTGGAGGAATAGAAAGTCCTATTCCTGTTTCAAGCAATCCCGTAATTAATGTTCTACCAAACAATGCAAGTCCAGAAGGATGCACTATTCGTTTGACATAATCTCTCCACTTGTCAATTGTATTACCAGCTTTAATCTCATATGAAAATGCTTGATAATATCTGCTATCTTGAATATAGTTAGCAGCTGATAATTGTCCGTCATCACCAACCCATCTTGTATTTGCTTCATTTTCATAACTACCAATTGTTGCTACACCTATTGCAGTACCATCACCCGAGGAAGAAAAATCTAATGTTGGAACTATTTGATAATGAAAACCACCATTTACTAATTTCAAAGTTTTAATTCCACCAATACCAGAACCACTTAATGTAATACTAGCTCCTGTTCCACTTCCTCCACCAGAAACAGTTGGTATACTTTTATACCCAAATCCATTATGCTCAAACTCTACCGCAGTAATTCCACCACTACCATTAATTGTTTTTACAAGTACACTACAAGTTCTTCCATCTATCTCTAACTTACCTGTATTATTAATCGTAAGTTTATCACCAACTACATATCCAGTTCCAGCAGTTGGTATTGCATATGTAGTCATACTTCCAGTTGTTAATGATGAAACTAAAAACTGTGCCCCAGAAGCAGCTGCACCACCACCAACAATAGGAATATTATCTTCTACACTATAACCATTGCCAGGATATGTTATCGTATAACCTGTTACCATTCTATCCAGAGTAAACGTATTTGTTCCATCTGTAATAGTTTCATTGTCAATAAATGTTCCAACAACTTTAGAAAGATAAATTGTGGATACTTCAAAAACACCAACCTGTTCTTTAAGAACCAACTCAACAATTCCTTGTGTACCAGATGTTCCACCTGTAATTGTTTTACCGGTAAAATCAAATATAGCCGAACTTCCACTAGTGTCAATACATCTTAAAATTTTATCTTTAGTATATCTTCCATCTGATACACGAAGCATATCAACAGAAGGATAATAAAATTCAATTTCTTCTTGATATAATAATCGGAATAAAAACTGGAAAGATTTTTCACTACCTTTGGAACGATAGAAATCACGAAGTCGTTTTATTACATGCGGTTTATTTGAATTAGCAAAAACTGCCTCTGGAATATCTTTACCAAATTGTGTTTTAAAATACTGTAAGAAATCATCAACTGTTTTATCAATATTAAAATAATTTCTTAAATTACCAACAATTTCATATGGTTTACCAGTTTGTTCCAGATACTCATAGTATGCTTCCAAGAAAGCTACAAACGTAGCATGATCCTGTTTTACAAAATCTGGTAATTGTCCTTCTACACGAACAGATATTCGTTCATCAAACGAAGGATGTATTGGAGTGTTTGGATTGCTTGCCATATTAAACTATTGTCTCCGCTACCATTGTAATATTAATTGCAGCCGTATCGGTTGAATCAGTTGTTATTATTTGTTCTCTTAATGGAGTAATATCTTGATTGTTAATTCCTGGTGTTACAATCATCTTGATATATGTTTTTCCATCCGAGATAGTATATGGAGTGAAATTATTTAAAACAACTTTACCAGTAGTATAATCTATTGTTCCAAGATTCTGAGAACCATCAGCAAGAGTCATATATGCCACCGGACTATCTACAGCAATACTATCTGTAGCACTAGTATAAGTTGATCTTATTAACTTAACAACTCCTAAACTATCATCAAACAATGTATATGTATATCCATCACTTGCCGTAAAAGCAGTACTAGTAAGTGTTCCCTCAGCTAGCGTCGTATTAAACTCCACAGTGTATGTTGCAGCTACTGCTAAAGTCATTGGAGCAATTTGCATCTGATATCTAATAGATGTTTTACTATTGCGTATAGAACTATTCGTATCATCTATTACTCCTGCTAATTTAGAATATCTAAACTTATTATCAAACTTTTGCAAACTCGTTGAGAAGTAATTTGTAATAGTTGAACTTATTAGAGATTTTAAAGTATCTTCATTCGTCAACAAAGTAACAGGATCATAATTAATAGTTGTGTCAATTAGGAGATAATAAAAAATCGGGTCAACAATTTCTGGTGTTACAGTAACTACATTAGTCTTTTTCAATATAGAAGTTTTTATAGCATCTTTAGTAGCTGCACTAAATGCTGTATTGCCGTTTGGTTTAACTGCTATATAAACTTTACCATATACTGCTGGACTTGCATCCTCACCACCATATACCGTAATAGATTCTATATCACTTCTTTCACCAAGTAAGATAGCTTTATAATCTTCTTTAGTTGTTGCACGTTTTTGTGCTTGATATAATTTTGGTGCATTTGTTTTTAATGAAGCAACAGATTCAATCTCTGCTCCACCTGAAGCTGCACTAGCAACTGTCAATGTATAGTTAGCTGATGATAAACCAGCAACTGTTCCAACAGCCGTAAATGAACTTGCCTTATTTGAAGCCAAACCACTTGTAACTAAATATTCAATAAAAATAATATTAGCATCAGCTAACTGTGCGCCAACAGCACCATCACCAAATAAAATTTCATATTTTTGTTCTTCCACTTCTTGTATCCAAAAAACTTTCTGTGTAGATGCTATTGTTGTAACATCTAATGCATTAGCATTTGTCCAAGTAGTTACTGCTGTATCTGATGATGAATTTTGAACTTGAACTGTAATAGTAGAAATATCAACATTTCTATTTGGCACAACAAATCTTTGTGTTGTATCAGCTAAGTTGACAGTATATTTTTTATTAACAATTGTGCCTTCTCTGATCGGTAAATTAGTAACTGAATAGGTACCAGCAATCGGATAAATTGTTTTGTTAGCTGTTGTTGTAAACGTATAACTTCTTCCACTAATAGAAGTAGTAAATTTTGTATTTTTTGCAATTGATAAAGAAAGGGGAGAACCGCTTGGAGTAAAAGTCATATCCAAGTATGCAGTAGAAGCAGTGACTGATGCTGGTATAACATTCAAATGTTTTGCATGAGATACTACTGATTCTCTGAGTGAAGCAGAATCTATAAACATTTCATTAACTGCCATGTTTGCATAGTATCCCATATAATGAGTATTGTATGCTAAGACATCTAACAAAACATCCATACCACTTCCAGCAAAATCATAATCAGCAAATTGACTCTGTGCAGATAAATATGATTTTAAATTTGACTTGATATCATCAAATTCTAAATCTGTTATTGTTAATTTATTGCTTGCCATTTATCGTAACCTCTCCAAAAACAATGAAATTTCTATGGGCTCTGGTGAATTGACTACATGGAAAAAAATTGAGACATCAAAACCATTAGCATCTATATCTCCACCAACAACAACATTATCTACCACAACTCTTGGTTCATAATTTGCCAAACATAATTCTATAGCTAATTGAATATCATATTTCGTATGAGCAGTAGCCAGACCAAACAAATGTCTGGTTACTCCTCCATCAATCTCAGGATGGAATGGTTTATCATACTTATTTGTCAATATGAGATTCTTAACAGCTCGTTTAACAGCTTCTACATTTGTCTTTCGTACAATGTCTTTTGTTATAGGATGAGCGACAAAATCCAAATCCAGATCAGCCCATTGTCTGTTATGTGTAGAAAGTCCCTCTGTATATATTGCCGCCATAACTTGTTCCTTGTATTCCTATTTTCTTTATGTTATACTGTGTTGTGGGTTTGGTCGGGGATCAAGATATTACTTATGATATTAATTATCTTACCTTATCTTACCCTTCCTTTCCCTTGTCCTCTATATCTTTTCCAGCTTATTCTTTTCTTCTTATTCTTTGGCATGCTTCTAGTAGAATGTCTACCAATAGAAGTCACTTTTTTAATCTTTTCTCTTTTAGCCATAATATCTCCTCATATATTTATAATAGTTTTACTT